TATTAAATGTTTACCTTTTTTATAATCTCCCTGCTTCTTGTATCTCATACTCTAATAGGTCGCTATCATCAAGGACAACGCCCAGAATTAGAGAAGAGATAAGAATGATGATAATAAGCCCGATAGCCCTTATCATCTTCTTCCTTGAAATCTTCTTCGGTGTTCTTCTATAATTTTTTTTCATCTTTTAAACCTTTTACCTTTTTTATAATGCGACCTTTTTTTATCTTGTCTTAATGTTATCATATACTTTAAACCGTGTCAACACCTTACTTTAAAATGTGAACTAATTACTTTAATAATAGCATAGCAAAAAACCGTGTCAAGTGTNTTTATAATGTAGGAAGTAATAAGAGAAAAGAAGGAGAGTAGAAAAATAGAAGAATGAACCTAAAAGCAGGGATTAAGTGGTGGCTGGATGAGTTACCCTCCCACATTCAAACACCTCCCCCCCAGGTATCTCAATCATCATCACTTTATTTTTTTAAAACGAAACAATGCAACAATTGACAACTGGCATTAAAACAATGAAAAACAAAACAATGTAACAATGTGACCATTATAAGGAAGCGTGAACATACGGGGGGAGTGTCAGTCTAGTCGTTAGAGGGTGGGGGGGTAAATATAATCATAACCCATACACACACAACATAACCATTACACATATGACTCAATTAACATTTTAACAAAGAGGCAATGTTGCAATAGATATAAGGAGAGTTAATCCCTATTGTCTTAGGTTTATTATCGGAGATTATTTGGTAAGATGTTTGTAAGTGTATATTTGCGGTTTATTAGTTTATCCTTTAACTATCTTTTATAGTTTAGACGAATTCCACGTCGGTTTGGTCTCTTATATTCCTTTTAGGCACATAAGAATATAATTACCTTGTTTTTCTTTCAGGCAAAGGATAAATCCGCCAGCCCTCTGGGTGCCAATCCCGTGCTTTGCTATAGCCCTGCTGGGGGAAACGATTCCCAAAACTACACTTTTAAACGAACCTTACTTTAGTGACCAAAGTATATCATATTTTTGGCAACATTTCAAGTAGTTGATTTTTTACTTTTTATATGATATAATATGGGCAATGCCAAAGAAAAATGAAAATAAGCAAAAAGAAGATGTGGAAGTATTAGATTCTAGGACTGGTCGTGGAAAGGACAACTTTGCTTATAGGGAGAGGATGATGTCCATTATGGAAGAATATGTCAATGGTAAGCTAGGTCATTGTGAGGAGAAGAGCTTGCAGCAAATACAGGAAGAACATAATCTTTCTGAAAGTTATGCCAAGAGCCACAGGATAACCCATACAAAGACTTGGCAAGAACTTCTTGATAGGTTTGATGACCATTCCCTGTTAAAGGTTCTAAATGATATTGGTCTTGATGATAGTAACAAGCCTAATGAGAGAATAAATGCCATTAAGGAGATTATGAAGCTTAAAAAGAGGTATCCAGAGCAACAAAGAGATAGAGGTAAATTAGGTCTTAAAAAAGAAATATCACAATTTTTAATAGAATGAAAAAGAAAAAAAGACTTTTGCTTACAGGAGGGGCGGGCTTTGTGGGAAGCCACTTGGTAGAGGGTGTGTTAAAGAATACAAATTGGGATATTACTATAATAGATAGGTTGGACATATCTGGAAATCTACAGAGGTTGAGAGATATGGAGATCTGGGAAGATGAGAAGCATAGAGTAGAATTTATCTGGTGGGACCTTAAAAGTCCTATTAACTTTGATTTAAAGGCTGATTTTGTTTGGCATGTGGCTGCTTCCAGCCACGTTGATAGAAGTATAGATGACCCAGTCTCATTTGCTATGGACAATGTGGTCGGGACTACCAATCTTTTAAATGCTTGTAGGAAGTTTAATCCAGAAAAGATAGTATATTTCAGCACGGATGAGGTATTCGGACCAGCACCAGAAGGTGTTCATTATAAAGAATGGGATAGATATAACTCTGGAAATCCTTACGCAGCATCTAAAGCTGGTGGTGAGGAGATGGCTATAGCTTTTGCAAATACTTACGGGTTAAATGTAATGATTACCCATACAATGAATGTATTCGGGGAGAGGCAACACCCTGAGAAGTTTATCCCTATGTGTATAAGAAAGATTGATAGGGGGGAGACAATTACAATACACGCCAATAAAGATAAGACAAAGGCTGGTTCTAGGTTTTACATTCACGCAAGGAATGTCTGCAATGCATTACTATTCTTAATGGAGTACGGTGAGTGCTTGGATGGTTCTGGTCAAAAAGGAAAATACAATATAGTGGGAGAGAAAGAGGTTGATAACCTGGAATTAGCAAAACTTATAGCCGATACTATGGGGAAAGAGTTGAAATATGAGATGGTTGATTTCCACTCTTCAAGGCCTGGTCACGACCTTAGATACGGACTTGATGGTAGATTGATGAAGCTAAAAGGATGGGAACCAGAGAGAAACTTCGAAAACAGTTTAAAGGAGGTAGTTGAGTGGAGTTTAAAAAATAAAAATTGGATTGAATGAAGCTACATTTGGGGTGTGGTAGAAATATAAAAGACGGTTGGATAAACTTTGATATTGTTGATAATGGTCAGGAGGTGGTGCGTGATATAAAGAGGGGCATACCGTTTAATGATAATACTTTTGATGAGATTTATTCACAGCACTTCATGGAGCATATCCCGTCTGGAGATGATTTAGTGTTCGTTATAAATGAGATTTATAGAGTGTTAAAAGAGGGGGGAACTTTTACCTTTCAGGTTCCACACTCTTCTGAACCAGAAGCATTCGACCCGATACATCTATCTTATTGGAATGAGGGAGTGATAAAGGAATACTTTACTGGCAGGGGAATATCGATAGGTTGGTCTGGTATAAATGTTAAATATGAGATTATAAAGAATGAAAAGTCTGGAAAAGAATTAAGGGTTATTCTTAAAAAGATATGAGTTCATACAAGGAAATTCTTGGTAAAAAGATTGGAGAAGGAATGCACAGGTCTGTTTATCAGCATAAAGATTATGATGATATTGTAATTAAAGTAATGAAAGATAACTCCAGTAGGCCAGACCACAATCTTATAGAGTATAATAACTGGAGAAATGCACCCAAAGATATTCGCAATTACTTGATAGAGGTAATATCAGTAACAAGAGATGGAAAGTATCTCATGCAAAGGAAAGGGGGAGATATTATAGATCCGCCAAAAGATATTCCAAAGATTATAAAATATAGATTCCCAGATTCTTTCCTTCCTGGAAATAATGATTGGAGAGCATTCGGAGGAGATTCAAGGCTTTGTGATTATGGTTTCAGTAAATTATGAGTAAGATAGATGAAAAAAAATTACAGAAAAAGATTGCTTGGTCGCCACACGAGAACCAGCAAAAGATATTAGACTGCCAGAGTAGAGAGAAGATAATATGTGCTGGCAGAAGGTTTGGTAAGTCTGCCCTTTGTGCTTATGAGATATTACTTGAAGCACTTCAACCAAATAAGAGGATATGGATAACCGCACCTAGCTATGAGCTTTCCAATATAGTTTTCGACCAAGTATTGATGTTCCTTTCAAAAGCTATATCAAATGAATACTTCAAAGTAAAGAGAAAGCCTTTCCCAGTATTAAAGATGGATAATGGTACCATAATAGAGGGAAAGTCTTGTGAGGCTAAGAGTGGAATGCTTGGACGGTCAACTGATTTGGTGGTTATAGATGAGGCTGCCTTGGTAGACGAAAACATTTGGAATCAGTATATTAAACCAACGACACATGAGAGAAAGGGTAGAGTATTTTATATAAGCACACCAAGAGGTCTTAATTGGTTTTACACAAAATTTCTAGCACTTCAGAAAAATGGTTCAGCATTTAGATTTAGTTCCATTGACAATCCGTACTTTCCGTTTCCTAATGCTACGGAAAAAGAAAGAAATAAGGAGTGGGAGAAAATAAAATCATCTGTGCCAGAAAAGGTATTCAGACAAGAATATATGGCTGAGTTCCTTACAGAGGCTGGACTTGTTTTTAGAGGAATAGAAGAAGTTATTTCTGAAGATTGTACTTCAGAACCTCAGAAGGATGCGTCTTATGTCCTGGGAGTTGATATAGCGAGGCATGAGGATTATACAGCACTTACGGTGGTTGATAGAAGAACAAAGAATGTAGTTTATATAGATAGATTTAGGGGTATGGATTACCCGCAACAGAAGGATAGAATATTAACCTGTGCCAAAAGATATAATAATGCAAAGATAATAGTTGATTCAACAGGAATTGGAGATAGCCTGACATCGGACTTAAAGAGATTTGCTTATGTAGAGGATTATCCGCTATACAGCAACAAGGCAAAACTTAAACTGATAGACAAGTTAATAATATTTATAGACCAGGGAGTTATAAGAATCCCTAGAAACGAAGACCTTATAAACGAGTTAAAAATATACGAGGTGAAAGTTTCAGAGAAGAGTGGAATATATCAATACTCTGCTCCAAGGGGCAGGCACGATGATATGGTTATCTCTCTAGCGTTGGCAGTATGGGGTCTTATGCCAAATAAAATAAAAGATGAAGATGAAGATGACGAATTTGCTACACCCTATACACAACCATTAACACAATATGAGTAAGATTTTTTCAAAAATACAAGAAGAGTTAAATGACTTCAACAATAATCCAGTTATTATAACTGATGCCAAGTTTTCCTTTTCCCAGAAGGATGTTGTTGAGAACAATCTTAGACTTTACAACTCTAAGTTTAAAGCTGGAACAGTCGATAAGGAGGGTTTTAGAATGTATTTTAAAAACATTGTAAAGAATCCCTGTCAGGCTGCGATGAAGGCTATTAAATTTAATCCGTCAGATATAATGCTGTCCCCAGCACCTGGACATAGCTCTTATAAGAGCTGGATAATGGATAGAGACTTTAAGTACTGGATGAAGAAGAATAGATTTAATAAGGTTTTGAATAGATTGTTTTCAGAATTACCAATTCAGGGTACTGTTGTATTGAAGTTGATAAACAATGTTCCACACTTTGTTGACTTAAGAAATCTAGTCAATGAGCAATCGGCAAAGAGCCTTAAGAAAGCCTCATATGTTATAGAGGAGCACTACATGACACCAGAGGAGTTAAGAGAAAAGGAGGGTGTCTGGGAAAACATAGGAGAGGTTATAGAGATATGGAGAAATAGTAAGGCTCCTTATATAAGAATAGTTGAGAGATATGGAGAAATTGAGAATGATGAATTTGGCGGAGACCCGAACGAGCACACATACTCAAGATTTATAGTCTATATTCCAGAAAGTGAACATGCTAGGGGCAGGCTTCAGCTTAATAAGGCTGGTGTTGTGGTTCATAAACAAAAGATGAAAAGGGAAGATAATCCATACAGAGAGTTTCATTGGGAAAGAATACCTGGCAGATGGCTGGGAGTTGGTAGGGTAGAGATATTATCAGATCCACAGGTAAGAACAAATGAGATAACCAACCTCAGAGTTAAGTCTTCTTATATTGCAGCACTTAATGTGTGGCAGACAAGAGATGACAACATCAAGAAGAATCTTGTTCATGATATAGCAACTGGTCAGATAATCACAGCTCAAGATAGAATAGAGAGAATACCAACAGAAGATAGAAACCTTTCCTCGTTTGTTGAGGAAGAGAGAGGATGGCTTGCTAACAGAGATGAAAACACATTCAATCATGATGTCATTAGAGGGGAGAGACCACCTGCTGGAACACCGCTAGGATCGGCACAGATGGCAGCACAAATGATTGCTTCATACTTCGAACATATAAGAGAGGATGTAGCATCGGACATAAAAGAGATGATTTACGAGGATATAATTCCTTCTTTCAAGAAATCTTTTGCAGACAAAGAGCATTATCTTAGGCTTGTTGGTGAGGACTTGGAAAAGTGGCAAAACATGAAGGTAAATGACAAAGCATTTCATGAGTTATTCAGACAGATGAATAGAACGAAGAAGATACCGACGAAGTCTCAGTTTGAAGCAATTAAGGCTGGAATAAAACAAAAGATAAAAGACCATAAGTCAGATGTGTTTATTCCGTCACAGTTTTATGATAATGTCAAGTATGAGATTGATATAATGATTACTGGACAAGACAGAGATATGAGAGTTCAATCATCTAATATGGCTATGATACTTCAGACGATGATTGCAGATCCGACAGTTCTTATAGACCCAGCAAAGAGGAAAGTATTCGGAAAGCAACTTGAAGCGGTGGGTCTTGATATAAATGACATTCAACCAATAACAGAAGGTCAGGGTATCGAGGCTGATGTTCAAGAACAGCAAGGAGGAGGAATTAGTAGTCCTAATATGCCACAATCCATAGTTCCAACTATGGGAGGTGAAGCAATAGTATAATGGATAAGAAGATTCCACAGAAGCAACTTGATGAAATACTTGATTCAATGATTGGGACGAGCCACGGAAAAGCAATGGCACAATATTTGTCTAACATGGTCGACAGCCTAGATTCAGTAGATGGTATAACAAAGATTGAAGAGGCTCTTGGTAGACAATATGCCAAAACAAAAATGAAGGTGGCAATAAGTAGAATAACAGAGGAAAAAGAAAACAAGAACGAGTTTAATCAATACGAGTAATTAAAAATTTAGAGGCTGGGACAACCTCTTAAAACCCAAAAATAATATGACAGAAGAAATCAAAGAGAACCCTAACTCTGAAACAGGGAAAAAACCTGAGGAGCCTGAAACCTCTCAAAACAAGGACGATGAACAATCAGATGATTCTAACCTCTCCATAGAAGAGTTGAGAGCAAAGAATCGTCAGCTTTACGAAAGAGCTAAGAAGGCTGAACAAAGAGCCAAGCTCGAAGAAGCCGAGAAGCTTTCCATTGAAAAGGATGTAAAAAAGTCAATGAAAGAAACTACTGGACAAATACCCAGTACGGCTGAGGTAGTAAAGCAAGTTGCTGCTTTAAAAGATTTTTCTGCAGATGAAGTTGATTACATCTTCAAGCAAGCAGAATTTCTAGGAGTAACCCCTCAAGAGGCAGTAAAGAACGAAGATGTTAGCTTGTTCATCGAAGCGAAGAGGGAGAAGATTAAAAATTCACAAGCTACACCAGAGCCCTCTAGTAAGCAAGCACCATATACTAAAGATGTATCACAGTGGTCAAATGAAGACCTTGACAAAGCTGCACAAGCTGGAGACTGGGATAAAATCGATGAGTTCAGAAAATGGGCTAAAACGCGTAAATAGAGGGTAAATTAAATGGCTACAACCTTAGCAAAAGATAACTTTGCCGCAGCTCACATTTCGGCAATGGTACCTAGTTACTGGTCGAACCTCATGCAGGTTCCTCTCAGGAAGAGCTTGGTATCAGAAGCTGTGGCTAACACTCAATTTGAGGCAACCCTCAGAAAGGGAGATACAGTTCACTTCCCTTACTTGAGTGAAACAGAAGCTAGTGAGTACACTAGAAATACCGAAATTACTGCATCTGAAGCTAGTGCTACTGATGAGAGTTTGGTAGTTGATAAAGCTTATGTCGTTCCCAACTATGTTGAGGACTTTGAGCTTCTTCAAGCTAACTATTCTTATCAGATAGACATCGCTGATAATGCAGCTTATAAGCTTAGAGACAAGATTGACCAAGATGTATTCGCAAGAATAATCGACGCAGCTTCTGGTCTCTACGAGGCATCTGGAATTACTTACGGAACGCAAGCCGCAGTTACTGGTGGTGATGCAATTACCGCTACTTCCGCTAACATTGCTGAAATTTTTGCCACTGCAAGGAAAGCACTTAGAAAGCAAAATGTAGAAGAAGCTGGTGATTGGTGTTCGGTAATAACCCCTGATGTTGCTATGGCTATCGAGCTATATGGAACTGAGAAGGGGTTCAGTGTTGCTGACGCCACTATCAGAAACGGTTACGCAGGTGACTTCCTGGGATTCCAAATCTATATCAGCAATAACTTGCCAGACAATTATGCTTATATAGGTAAGAAGAATATGATTCACTTGATAGCTCAGGCTCCGCCTCAAATGCAAATCAAGGAGATTCACAACAAGCTGGGAAGGAATATGATTGCTTCCACATTGCTTGGAGTGAAGACATTCGACAGAAACTCGAAGAGATTTTTGCTCGCAAAGATTACAGCTTAAATCTTTACTCAGCTCCTTTGCGGGGCTGATATAAGGAATTAAGTAAAAAATATGACATTAGCAGAACTACAATCAGATTGCCTTTTTCTAGCCAATACAGTTTTGGCTCAATATAAGGCAGACGACATAAAGAGGAATTTAAACTTGCACTACGATTCTGTTGTTTTGAATATATGGAATTATACATCGGACTGGGAGTTTGACGATACATCAGACGAAAAGCTTCCTATCGCCGATACCAACTTGGTTAGTGGACAATGGGATTATAGTATGCCCACTAGGGCTAGGGAGATTATTAGAGTTGAAGTAAAAGAACCTAACGGTGGAATGGTTAAGCTTCATCCTATAAATCAAAATCAGATCAAGAGAGCAAGAGAAGACTTTAAGGGTGATGATGGAGTGCCTAGATATTACGAGCTTGTTGGGAAGAGTCTTCTCCTCTATCCAGCACCAAGTTATAATATGTCAGAAGGATTATCTATAACTATGTCAAGGTCAGTTATTCCTCTTGACGAATCTACTGATGAGCCTGAGATTGAGAGAGAGTTTCATAGACTTCTAAGTTATGGTGCAGCTCTTGACTGGGCAATAGCAAAGGGAAAAACAAGCAAGAGAAGTGAACTGGAGAGAGAATATTTAAAACTTAAAAGAAAGCTTAGCTCCTTTTATTCGAAGAGAAACAAAGATAGTGACATTAGAATAACTACACTAAGACAGTCATATGACTAAAAAAATCAACGCAGTATATATTCTATCGAACTTTCAAGAGCTTAACTCTGGTTGTTTTCAAGTGAGAATGAATACACCATTCTTGGAACTAATGAAAATGGGACACAAGATAGAATATGTTACTTTAGGTGATTACTCTTATGACGAGATAGACAATGATATAGTAATTTATTCCAGACAATACACCAAAGACCCGTTCAGATCTCTTTGGAAGCACAAACTTGACGGAAAGAAAATAGTCTATGATTTAGATGACGATGTGTGGAATATACCAGAACTTAATCCAGCACACGAAACATACAAGACCGAGAAGCATAATATTGCTGGAATGTGTAGAGAGGCTGACCTGATTACCGTAAGCACAGAGGCATTAAAGGAGAAGGTGATAGAGAACACAAAAGCTGAGAATGTTGTTGTTATCCCTAACGCCCTAAATCTAGATAAGTTTTATGTAAAAGAAAAAGGCAAAGATGAAAAGCTAAAGGTTGCTTGGTCTGGTGGTTCAAATCACTATGAAGACCTCTTAATAGTATTGGATGTCATTAAGGACTTACAAAAAGAATATGACTTTGAGTTTGTTGTTCAGGGTCTCTGTGGTAATCCTTGGGAGGCTGACGCATTTACAACCGCAATGCTTCTTAAAAAGGGAGACTTGAATGAGGATAAGGAAAAGTTTACTAAAACAAAGCTTAAGGTATATGAGAAGTTTAGATCATTAAAGAACTTTACACATATTCCATTCTATCCACCAGAGATGTTCCCAGAGATACTTTCTAGAATAGGCATAGATATAGGAATCATTCCTATTAAGGGATATGAATTTGACAAGAGTAAGAGCATTATAAAGTATCTTGAGTATACTGCAGTAGGAGCAGCTACGATAGCATCTAATGAGCCACCTTATACTGGGCAGGTGATAAGAACTGTTAAGAATCAAGATAACAAGTGGTTTAACGCAATAAAGAATTTAATAAGAGATGAGAAAAAAAGAAGGGAGCTTGTTGAAGAGCAGAAGAAGCAGCTATTCCCTAAGTATGACATTAAAACCGTGGTAAAAGATTATGAAAAAGTATTACAATCTTTATTATGACCGAGTGGAATTTTAGAAACAGAAATATATCAGAGTATAGAGACAGAAATGTGTCAAACTTTCTTGCCTATATTCTTACTGATGATAATAGTTATGTAATGGTTGGAGAAAGTGAGGACAAAAAATTAGTATGGAATCAGCCGACTCAATGGTCATTTAAAGAAAAATCTACATAATATGCCAAATAAAAACTTTTCAGAATTAAATAAACATGCTTGGGATTCCGCGGAAGCCTATACAATAGGGGATATAATCAATCATAATGGCTCCTCTTACGCATGTATAGCCAATAATACAGACCAAGAACCACCTAATACCGACTACTGGGCTTTGTTCGCTGATAAAGGTGAAAAGGGTGATGCCGCAACCGTAGATGTTCACTCAACCGAAACGGGATCTCCTGGGACTAACGCACAAGTAACGAACGAAGGAACTACTTCTGCTGCAGAGTTTAAATTTGTTGTTCCTAGGGGAGACAAGGGTGAAGCGGTAGAGATGAGGGTAGAAGGTGATTGGATACAGTGGAAAAGAGAAGAAGATACAACTTGGACCAATTTGATTGAATTAGAAGACTTACGAGGACCACAAGGGATAAAAGGAGAAACGGGAGACAATATAGAACTTAGAAAGGAGGGTGATTGGATTCAGTGGAAAGAAACCGAAGAAACTGATTGGAACAACCTAGTAGTATTAGCGGATATAACGGGACCGCAAGGAGAACAAGGTGTTCCAGGGCCAGGAATTACAGACGCATACTTCGATAATGATGATATTGAATTCGAAAGGGAAGATTTGGTTACATTCACTTTGGAAGACGCTAAAAACCAGCTTAGAGGTCCACAGGGTAATGAGGGGGAAAGAGGGGTAAATTGGATGGGTTCCTGGGATACTTTAGAAGAATACAATGAATTGGACGCTGTATATTATGATGGCTCATCTTGGATAGCTACGGAAGACAATCAGGGCGTAACACCTTCCATAGGGGCTTCAGAGTGGGATTTACTAGCTTTACAAGGAGAAGACGGGGAAAGTGTTATAGAAGAAATTATTGCTCCTATAACGGAGGGAGAACCCACTGATGCCGATTACATTAACTCAGTAATAGACGCCGTGTCCGCTACGGGAGGGGGAACGATTAAATTCTTAACAGGACTGTATGCCGACTTGGCTGGAGATATAGTTTTAAAGACAGGAGTTAATATAATACCAGAGGCTCCAGGGTCGGTTATATTCCAATTCGCAGGAACTTCGCACGGAGTGAAAATTGAAGGTGAGTTAATCTATGATGTGGGGACAGTATCAATCAATAAAGGTTCACAAACCGTAACTGGTTCAGGAACTTCTTTTGATGGTAATGTAGAATCGGGAGATAAGATATTTTTATACGATAAATTTTGGGAAATAGATACGGTTGTCAGTGATACCGAATTGACGCTGATGTCAGTTTATACCGCCAAAGACTTGACCGACGAGAGTTATGTGATAGCCGACACCATACAAAGTGTAAGTATGGGTATATTCGTTGTAGCGGGGTCTTTTGACAAGGGAGTATCGATTCAATACGCTGAAAGCATTTTCCCTGATATGGTAGTTTTTGGAAATGACATCGGTCTCTACTGTAATTATGCTTCGATTGTAAATATAACTACATTCTTAGGAGACGGAAATGGAAGGGCTATTAAGGGAGATTTATACAAAACAGCAATCAGAGAGGGGGCGATCGAAAACTCTACCATAAAAGGAATGGAAGTAGATAGAATGGTAACCTGTTACTTTGAAGACATAGGAATATGGAACTCCGTAGGAACTCAAATGGAAATAAACGAGGCTTGGGAGTCTATCATTTCAGGATTCTTTATAAACTTCGGTAACGCAGATGGAATCCACATAAACGATTCAAGGGGATTGACACTATTAAGCACTCACATTAAATCCAACACAGGAGATGGACTGGTAATCGACTCCGAATCAGAAAACACAATAGTAATGGGTTGTAACTTCGATGATAACGACGGAGATGATTTAGTTGATAATGGAACAAACACCGTAGTAAGCGGTTGTATCCCCGACACCTTAAACAATCCCATTGAACCAAAAGAACACGGCAACGAAGCCCACGACCCTAACTTTGAAGACCAAGCCAACAAGACAACTTCTTTCCAAGAAACCCCAGATGATACTAAATACCCTACCGAGAAACTTGTTAAA